ATTGAGTATTTGTTGTACAGCCGTCGCACATCTGGGGCGGTAGCAGCTCGATTGCAGCCAGCGGGAATTCCTATTCTAGACATGGACGGCGATTACCCGCAAAGCTGTGACATGCTCCTTGGCGCGATCAATGGCGCTCGACTAAAACATCGAGGGCAGCCAGAACTAACCACGCAAATTCTTTCAGCGGTTCAATTACGTCGCGGAGATGGTGGCTGGGTTATAGGGCGCAGAGCTTCACAATCAGCGGTTTGCGCCGCTGTTGCGACTGCGTTAGTGACGTTCTACGCGACACGCCCAGAGACCGAAATTGATATATTAGTGGGTTGATGCTTGACACTTGAGAGAATTTGCGCATGGGACTATTTGATCGCAAACGCACAATTGAAGCCGTCGCGCCCATTCGCGGTGCTGATGTAGCTGCACAAATTGGTCCAGCTCCAACACTTGATGCGTTTTATCCTTTTGGTGGCGCGGATTATCTTGCAAGCCGCGAGGAAGCAATGTCCGTGCCCGCGATCGCACGCGCTAGAAACATGATCTGTAATTCGATCGCCACAATTCCCATGATCACACGCGAAAAAGCCACAGGAATGACAGTTGATCAACCAGTGGTGATCAACGATCCAGATAAACGCGTTCCCGGAGCTGCGTCATGGTGTTGGGCTGCCGAGGATTTATTGTTTGTAGGATTTTCCTATTTTCAAGTAATTGATCTGTTTGCCGACACGCAACGCATCCGACAAATGTGGCGCGTTGCTCCAAATCGCGTCGGCGTTTTTCTAAATACAAATGGAACGCAGATTGAGTATTACACAGTAGATGGAATCCGCGTTCCGGAATCTGGTGTTGGATCGCTTATTGTATTTTACGGAAACGATGAAGGCTTGTTAAACCGAGCAGGTCGCACAATTAGAGCAGGTGCAGAGCTTGAGAGAGCCGCTGCAATGTACGCCCGCGAACCAGTGCCGTCAATGGTTTTGAAATCAAATGGAACAGCATTACCAGCTGATCGAATTGCAAAATTGCTTGATGCTTGGGGCGCTGCTCGCAGAAATCGCGGAACTGCTTTTCTCAATGCAGACATCTCAATGGAAACCGTGGGCTTTACTCCCGAACAAATTGGACTAAATTCTGCGCGTGAAATAATTGCAACAGAATTGGCTAGAGCCGTGGGTATTCCGGCGTATTTTATTGACGCGCCGACAGGATCATCGATGACATACGCTAACGCCAGTACGGCGCGTCAAACCTTGTTGGACTTTTCATTGTTGCCGCTGATGAACAGCATTACCAGCCGCTTATCAATGCCAGATTTTACTCCATCAACACAGCGCGTTGAATTTGATTTGAAGGCTTACTTGCGCGGATCAGAAAAAGAACGCGCAGAAATTTACAAGATTTTATTTGACATCGGAGCAATTACAACAGAGGAAATCAGACAAATGGAAGAGATGATCTCATGAAGCTAACAACACCAATGCAAATTACGGCGGCTGATTCAGATTCAAGAACAATTACTGGTCGGATTGTTGCATTTAATGAACAGGCAAACGCATCAACGGGCAAAGTTACTTTTGCACGTGGATCAATTGGCGTAAGTGATGTCTTTCTAAATTTGGAACATGACAACACCCGGCGGATTGGAAAAAGCATTGCGATGACTGTCAATGATAAAGAAATGACAGCGACATTCAAGATTGCCAATACAACGGCTGGAACTGATGCCCTTGTTGAAGCAATGGAGGGATTACGCGATGGATTCTCAATTGAATTAGCCGTCGATAACTACGAAATGCAAAAGGATGGAACTATGAAAGTCATCAATGGACAGCTTAAAGGCGTAGCACTTGTAACCGAACCCGCTGTGAGATCAGCGCGTGTTTCGGAAGTTGCAGCATCAGAAGATTCTGAAATTCACGAAGTCAGTGAATCAGATAAAACAAACCCAAATGAAGGAGACAAAGTGGAAAACACTACCGAACAAGCCGCTCCTGCCGTTGAACCGGTAGCAGCTCCAACAGTCGAACCAGTACAAGCTTCACGTCCTGTTCACTACACAGCACCACGATCACCAATAAATTCCAAGGTTTCTTACCTTGAGCATTATCTAAAAGCGACAATTTTGCATGATGAGGATTCTCGTCAATATGTAAAAGCTGCCGATAACACAACATCAACAGCACCGGGCATGATTCCAACACCACAATTTACAACAGTCGTAAATGCCTTAGCAAACGCAGATCGCGGGATGATCGATGCCCTAAGTCGCGAAGCCTTGGTTGGCGAAGGAATGACTTTTGAAATTCCAAAGGTCACAGCCGTTCCAACAGTTGCCAACATTGCGGAAAACGCAGCGATTACAGAATCAAATCTATCTGCAACATTTATCAGCGTCCCAGTCCAATCATTCAAGGGTCGCGCAATCTCCACGATTGAGCTTATCGACCGTAGCCGTCCAGAATATCTTTCAGCTTTGCTTGCAAATCTTGAATTTGCTTATGCAAAAGTTACTGATGAATTTGCGGTTGGAACAATTGCAGCAGCTGGTCAGCAGACGGGCGTCAATGCAAACACAGCGACTGGTTTCCTTGGTTATACATCACAAGCTGCTGGCGCTGTCTATAACTCATCACTTGGGTTTGCTCGCAACATTGTTGTCTCTCCCGGACAATGGACAAATATCATGGGCTACAACGACAATGGCGCACCTCTATATAATGCGGCTCAACCAAGCAATGCGGCGGGAAATGTCCGAGGCGATTCATTGCGCGGCGTAGTTTCACCGGGCTTAAATCTGTTTGTATCACGTTCAATTGGTAACGCAGGACCTACAACATCAACTGGCGATTTCTCAATGGTTGTTGTCAATCCAGATGCATGGACATGGTATGAATCACCACGATTTAACCTTCGCACCAACATCAACAGCGATGGAACGATCGACATTCTTTATTACGGTTATGCAGCCATAGCGCCAAAAATTCCGTTCGGCGCGTGTTGGAATCAGAACTAATCAAAATAACTAATCATCGACCGTAGCCGCTCCCGGATGCGGTCGAGCAGACTAAGGAGACCGAGATGCCAGCCATAGTTACAGCTGCACAGTTGAGACAAATTCTTGGCGTCTCGGTTTCTTTGTACTCGGATGCTCAGCTGGAAAATATAATAGATTCCGCTGAGCAAACGATTCTCCCTTTACTAACTCAATACCAATCAGCGGTAACTTTTGCAAATGTAGATAATTCCGTCATTTATTTCACCACAATGCGTCCGAATTATTTTGTTCCCGGTCAATCCGTCGTCGTTACTGGCGCAGGGACATATAACGCTACTTACACAGTTACCGATGATCGGATTGAGCCTTATACATTTACAGCGGCAACAGCGGCGGCTGATCGAACATACCCATTGCCTTTTATCCCAAACGCATTGGCTACCTTATCCGGTGGATCAGCCGCGTCTCTGTATGCAAACACGCCGCCAATTGAAAACGCAATTTTGGCTGTGTCCGTTGAAATTTTCCAAAGCATCACAGCGCCGGGCAATCAAATTATGAGCGATCAATTTCAACCGTCGCCATTTATTTTAGGTCGAAGTCTCAGTAATAGAGTAATTGGATTATTAGGTCCATTTTTGGATGTCGAAACGATGTGCCAATGACCATCGAAGCCGACATCCGCACACCATTGCAGACTGCACTGACATCAATTGCAGCCAATGTATATAACGGCATACCTGAAACAATGACGAGTCCATCTATAGTCCTTGTGCCAGATTCACCGTATTTGGAAAGCACACTTATCAATGGGGCAACGACAAAAGTCAAAATTAATTTTTTGGTTACTGGCGTTGTAGGCTATTCAAGCAATGCCGCAGCTTTGACCAATCTTGAGGATTTGATGATTTCAATTATTTCAACCATGCCCAGCGGATATACCGTCGGAGATGTCAGCTCACCCACACCTTTGGAAGTCGGCGCAGGAAAATTCTTGACAGCTGATTTGCAAGTCTCAACGTACTACACCGACTAAGGAGAAAAAAGATATGCCAACGACAATCATCACCGGCAGAGACATCACCTTCACAATTGACGGCGATGATTTCGATGCTCAAGCTACATCAGCGACTTTGACAGTCGATTCAACAATTAACACTTATCAAACGCTCGATGGAAAAGCCTATTTCACAACAGACACACAAGGATCATTTGCGGTCGAAATGCTTGCCGACTGGGGAGCAGCTTCATCACTTTGCGAAGCGCTTTGGACAGCGGCAACAAACGCACCGCAGACTGGACTTGCAGTGGTATTAGTGGCGGACACAGGCGCATCATTCGCGTTCGATGTCCAGCCAATTTTGCCATCAGCGGGCGGTACTGCACCAGATGCGCAGACCGTTTCACTTGCCTTTACTTGCGTGACCACGCCAGTATTAACAATCAGCTAAAAGGAGACCGGGAGCATGAAACTACCAATCACAATCGAATACACAGCAGGAAACAGCGAAACCTACACTGCGCAGCCGCCAGAGTGGGCGAAATGGGAAACCAAAACTGGATTCATCATTTCACAGGCGCAAGACAAGATTGGCATTGGCGATCTCATGTTTTTGGCGTATCACGCCATGAAACGTGAAGCAGCTGGCAAGCCAGTCAAGTCTTTTGAGATTTGGAGCGAAACCGTTGCCGAAATAACAGTCGGTGATGAGATAGTCCCAAAAGCTACGCACCCGGAAGCATAAATCGAATCCTTTGGGATTTGTCAATTACTACCGGGATCAGTCGATCAGAATTTGAAACGGCTGAGGATATAGTCACAGCGATCGAGATATTGGAGAAGCGAAATGGCACAGGACGCGATCGCTTATGACAAGTCAGATTTGCGTGGCGTACTTAAGGCATTTAAGGCTATGGACGAGGAAGCTACTGCCAAAGCTAGAACCGTATCTGGTGGACTTGCCGATTTTGTCCAACGCAATATTTTTGAAGCCGCTGGCGATCGAGGAACGGTTGCATCGCGCATTGCTCAGGGATCACGCGTTTCCAAATCCTCAAAAATAGGTGAAATCTCATACGGATTTGTCAGTCAAAAGTTTAGCGGTGGAGCAACCACTCGCGATCTTTGGGGCGGCGAGGAATTTGGTTCAAATAAATATAAGCAATTCCCAATCTGGTCTGGACGTTTTGGCAGAGGGTCAAAAGGCTGGTTTATTTATCCAACGCTTCGCAGATTGCAACCCGAAATCATCCAACGTTGGGAAGCCGGGTTTGATGAGATTTTGAAAGAGTGGACTTGATGGCTGGTCAAAGCAGAACCCTTAAGCTATCGATTCTAGCTGACGTCGATCAGCTCAATAAATCCTTAAAGGCTGCCAATAACGACGTCGAAAACTCCGCGTCAAAGATCGGCGATTTTGGCAAAAAGGCTGGACTGGCATTTGCCGCAGCTGGCGTCGCTGCCGCCGCGTACGCGGTCAAGATCGGCGTGGACGGCGTAAAAGCAGCGATCGAGGATGAAGCGGCTCAGGTACGTCTTGCAACGGCTCTTAAGAATGCCACAGGCGCAACGGATGCAATGATCGCATCGGTCGAAAAGCAAATAACCAAGACTGCTCTGGCATCGGGTGTAGCCGATGACAAGCTGCGACCAGCGCTGCAACGTTTAGCACTTTCAACCGGCGATGTAAGCAAAGCTCAAGATTTGCTCAATTTATCCTTAGACATTTCCCAATCGACTGGCAAAAGTCTAGACACCGTCGCAAATGCTTTGGGAAAAGCCTATGACGGAAACGCCGCGTCACTTGGCAAATTAGGCATCGGACTATCAGCAGCCGAACTTAAGGCAATGAGTTTTACAGAAGTTCAAAGCAAATTATCAGACTTATTCGGTGGACAGGCTTCAAAAAATGCAGAGACATTTCAAGGCAGAATTGCCCGACTAAAAGTAGCATTTGATGAAAGTGTTGAAACTATTGGTTTTGCGCTATTGCCTATATTACAGAAGTTTATCGATTTATTAACAGTGTACGTTTTGCCAATTGTGCAGCAATTCTCTGATGCAATTAGTTCAAAAGAGCCCGGCGGTTTAGGAACGCGAATTCAAGAAACTGTTGCAGTAGTTCAATCTTATGCCACCCCAATCTTTGAAGGTTTAGTCAAGCTATTCACAAAGGTCAAAGATGCAATTGTCGAAAATAAAGATTCTTTTCAGTCGTTTTTTGAAGTGGTCAAAGTAATTGCACCAATCATTGGCAAAGTCATTGGCGCTTCTTTAGGTGTAATTGGAGACATCGCGGGCGTGGTTATTGACTTATTTGCCAAAGTGCTTGCAGTAATCAAACCAATTCTCAATTTTGTAATTGATGGAATTAACGCAATTATTCGCGGCGTCAATTTAATCAAGCCCGGAGCTGACATTCCATCAATCAAACCAATTAATTCAACACCCGGAACTTTTAGCAGCATTTCAGGAGTTTTGGGTAATACAAAACCCACAATAACAGCTCCAGTTACTCCAAAAATTGTTGCTCCAGTAAGTCCGAAAATAAGCGTTCCGGTGGCATCTATAGCTGCTGGATTAAATTCAAGCGATAACACTGCATCATTTGCCGAAAGTACACCGGGCGTTCCAATGTATTTGACGGTCAATCAAGGCATTGTCGGTGATCCTGAGTCCGCAGCTCGCGCAGTCGTCGATGTAGTCAATCGGTCATTTTTTAGAGGCACTGGCGGCGCAAATGCGTTCGTTACTGCATAAGCCATGACTGTATTCAATCCAATCTATAAAGTCATTATCAATGGCGTGGAATATCAGTCATCAGTTTTGGCAAATCTGACTATTACATCAGGGCGAAACAATATCTACGAGCAAGCACAAGCCGGATACATCAACATCGAGCTGATAAATCTTGACCAATCAAACGTTTTGATTGACATAAATGACGGTCTAACAATTCAACTGCAAGACTCGAATGCGACATTTGTGCCGATCTTTGGTGGTTCTGTCGTTGAGGTTTCAATATCAGTGGCAGAGCTTGGCAACGTAGCATTTGCGCAACGCGTCAAGGTCATTGCATTAGGCGCTTTGGCAAGACTGCCAAAAGCTTTGACCGATGGGGTCTTGTCTCAGGATTTTGACGGCGATCAAATTTACACAATTTTACAACAGGTTCTTTTTTCATCTTGGTCAGAAGTGCCACAGGCTTTGACTTGGGCTACCTATGACCCGGCTGAACAATGGCAAGATGCCGCAAATACTGGATTGGGTGAGATTGATCGTCCGGGTAATTATGAACTAGCTGCCCGGTCATCAAGCCGCACTGATGTCTATTCTTTGGTGGCCGCGCTGGCGAATAGCGGTTTGGGCTACATCTATGAGGACGCTCAAGGCAGAATCTCCTATGCAGACTCTACGCATCGCACCACGTATCTTGCAGCCAACGGTTACGTTGATCTGACTGCAAATCAGGCGCAGGGTGCAGGTTTGAGCATTCAATCCAGAGCTGGCGATGTACGCAACACAATTACTGTCAAGTATGGCAACGCAAGCCAGCATGAGGTTAGCGCCTTGAATAGCCAATCTGTCGGCTTATACGGGCAACTAGCGCAGATTTTTACTACCACAATTAAACATCAAGCCGACGCTCAAGATCAAGCGGATTTTTATTTGGAGCTGAGAGCATTTCCAGAATTCAATTTTAATTCAATTACTTATCAGCTAACAAACCCAGAGATCGATGACGCCGACCGAGATGCCCTAATCAACGTATTTATGGGCATGCCAGTTTCGGTTGCCGATTTGCCGTTAAATATGTCATCCGGAACATACCTAGGATTTGTTGAGGGCTTTACATTTCAAGCCGCTTACAATGAAATCAGCGTCACGCTCAATATTTCGCCTTTGGCATACTCATTGCAGGCAATGAGATGGAACGACGTGCCGATTGTCGAAACATGGCAAACCGTAATACCGACGCTAGACTGGGCTAACGCAACGCAGGTTGCATAAGGAGAAAACATGACAAATCCAACAACACCATTTAGCTGGCAAATGCCTACATCAACCGATTTGGTGACTGACTTACCAGCTGATTTTGAGGTATTTGGTCAAGCCGTCGCAACATCGATGGCTGATCTATTAGGTGGCACGACTGGTCAAATCCTGTCCAAAACAACAAGCGCAGACATGGATTTCACTTGGATTAACAATGATCAAGGTGACATAACAGGCGTCACAGCTGGCACAGGATTGTCAGGCGGTGGCACATCAGGCGCGGTTACAGTGTCCCTTGATTTCACGGCTGCAAACACTTTGACATTTAATGCCCAGACTGGCGTGACTTACACACTAGCAATTGGCGATGCGGCTGGCGTATTGGTTACAGCTTCAAACGCGTCTGCAATCACAGTGACAGTTCCGCCATCCGTATTTTCGACAGGGCAACAAATAAATTTGCAACAGATTGGCGTTGGTCAAGTGACATTCTCGCAGGGTGCTGGCGTGACAATTACTTCAACGGGTGCAACGCCATCAGCTCCCAAGATTACTTCACGCTATGGAGCTGCAACGATAATTTGCACCGGCTCGAACACATTCACAATTATTGGCGGGCTTTCATAAAATGCGAATTTTAGGAATTATTGGACAAGGTGGTGCAGTCGCACCAACAGCGGTTGATTATCTTGTAATCGCTGGCGGCGGCGGCTCAACTGGTGGAAATAATGCTAACGGCGGCGCTGGTGCAGGTGGTTTTAGAACTGGTTCTGCATTTAGCATAAGTGGATCGTTTACAGTAACCGTCGGTGCTGGCGGAGCAGGATCAACCGGGGCTAATGGCGCAAACGGATCAAATTCCGTTTTTAGCACAATTACATCAAGCGGCGGCGGCGGTGGATTAAAATCAATCACTTCCGGCACGGGAATTGCAGGCGGTTCGGGCGGCGGCGGTGCAAGCGGTTTTACTGCTAGCACAGGCGGTGCTGGTAATACAGGCGGATATTCTCCAGTAGAAGGTTACGCTGGCGGCAGCGGCAGTGGCAACAACGGTGGAGGAAGTGGCGGCGGCGGTGGCGGTGGATCAGCTGGGGTTGGTGCTAATGCTACTGCGGGCGTAGGCGGAAACGGAGGCGCGGCAACGACTTCATCAATTTCTGGGAGTTCGGTTACTTATGCTGGCGGTGGTGCTGGAAATGGCAGCTCACTTGGTACGCCTAGTTATGGCACTGCAACTGGTGGTGGCGGAAGCGATTCCGATGGAACGGTAAATACCGGCGGCGGCGCTGGTGGTCGCAAAAGTACCACCGCAGGTTATTCGGGCGGAAGTGGAATAGTAATTTTATCTTATCCAGACACATTCCTAGATTTTACTTCAATTGGCGGTGGTTTGACTTACGCCAAGACAACAAGTGGTGGCAAAACCATTTATAGTTTTACAGCAGGAACAGGAACGGTAACAATCTGATGGCTCATTATGCGTTTTTAGATCAAAACAATGTAGTAACAGAAGTTATTACAGGCAAAGATGAAACTGAAACAATTGGTGGTTTAACCCCTGAAACTTTTTACGGCGCAATTAGAGATCAAGTGTGCAAGCGCACCAGTTACAACCACAACATCAGATTTAACTATGCAGGAATAGGTTACACATACGATCCAATTGATGATGCATTTATTGCGCCAATGCCAGAGTGCGGACACAATGATTTATTGCTAAATGATTTGAAGCGATGGGAGTGTGCCGCTTGTGATGCAATCGCAAAACGGATGGACAGCATCGAAAGTTAAGGCTGAAATTGGAATTGAATCATTTCCAGTACCCGGCACAAAGATCAAGCTGTCGTGTGCCAAAGCTGTTGCGCCATTGCTTGTCGGATTTGCGGCAGAGTTTCACGAATTAATTGAGCCAATTGATGAAGGTGGTCTCGATGATTGGGGATACGCTTACCGCGACGTTAGAGGATTTGTGGGCAAATTAAGCAATCACGCATCTGGCACAGCGATTGATCTAAACGCTACAAAGCATCCACTTGGCAAAGCTGGCACATTTCCTTTAGCAAAAGTTCCAATGATTCAAGCGCTTGCAAAAAAATATGGTTTGAAATGGGGCGGCGATTTTAGTCGTCCCGATGAAATGCACTTTGAGATAGCTTTGAGCGAAGCGAAAGTCGCAGCGCTTATCGGGAGCTTGAACAAAGGAGACAAAGAATGACACAAGCAAAAGCAATGCTGGCATCGTGGGCGAGAGCATCGATAGCTGGAGCTTTGGCAGTCTGGATGACTGGCAATTCAAACCCAAAGGATTTAGCAATGGGTCTGATTGCAGGCGTTATCCCGGTACTGGCTCGATGGGCTAATCCAAATGATGTAAGTTTCGGCAGACAGAAGTGAGCATCGGCGAATGGACGGCGGTTGGTGGGCTGATCTTGGCAATACTAGCCGCCATCTATTCGTCAATGAGAGTCATAATCAAATCAGTCATGCTGGAACTGAGCCCGAATGGTGGTTCAAGCATGAAAGATCAAGTGAGCCGAATAGAAGCTCGACTTGATCAGCTGATTCTTGAACTGGCAATGCAGTCAAAAAGGGATTAAGACACGCCCAAGATTGAGCGTTATTCTTTACAATGTCGGCGCTTTGCTTCATCCTTTTATCAGGGAGCGAAGTGCAGTAGCTTCCTGAATCGGGAGCAAACATGTACACAATAGGAGAAGTAGCGATGTGGCTACTACTAGGAGTCTTTTTAGGCTTTATAGTGGGTTACACAGTAGGACTTAGAGAAGGCAACCGCGTTGGTTATGTACGCGGCAAGATAGCTGGATCAAGGCGGTCAAAGTAATGGCTGCGTTTATGGATAACTACGAAGGCAACAAAGACCGGACTGATCGATGGATTGCCACATACCCAGAAGGTAGATTATGCGCCCAGATCGTCGAATTTGATGCGGTCAAGGGTTATGTCCTAGTTCAGGCAAAAGGCTGGCGCAATCAGTTAGAGCTTGAGCCAGCTGGCGTGGATTATGCCTATGGCTATCTAGCAGCTTACAGCGACAAGATGCGTCGATGGATGGTCGAGGATACGGTTACGTCAGCTTTAATGCGCGTTATGGCTTTGATTATGGGCGGGACTGAAAAGGCTACACAGGAAACGATGAGACAAGTCGAGGCATACAAAGAGCCAGCGATCGAGGATGATCCTTGGAGTAAGCCATTTTCAGAGGATGGCTTTACAACCGCAGCTGATGGCATTGGCGAGATCGCCGGGCAATTAGGAACACAGCTAATTGCAGCTGCGCCACGATGTCAGCATGGCTCACGCATCTGGCGCGAAGGTGTAAGCGCAAAGACTGGCAATCCTTGGGCTAACTATTCGTGCGCTGAAAAGGTCAAGACAAACC